AAATTCAATACTATTAACTATTAAGTTAGGGATATATAAACTTATACTTTCATTTAAACTATCTCTAATCTCTTCATGTGTAATACTATCATTAGGTTCAAATATATATTTTTGTAAATCTGATCCAAAATCAGGTAAATATAGTCTTTCTCCTTTATTAGTTAATAATAAATGTAGTAAATCTGCTTTAATAGCGTCTCTATCGGTTTGGTTTAATTTTAAATAAAAACCTTTTTTACTATCTTTAAAAGGGAAATCAATATTTATATATCTCGTTCTTGCCATTTGTATATAAATATTGTACTATAAAAAATTTTAAAAGAAATAGTAAAAATAAAAAAAGTCACCTTACGATGACTTTCTTATGTTTGTGTTACCTCTTTCATTAGGTGGGTCATATGGACAATGTAAACACCCATTCCCACAACAACTACCTCTCCTTTTGTGATAAGATTCAGTCATAACCATTCTACCATCATAATCATAGTAAAAGTCGGTAGGAAGGAGTTTGTAATTAAACTCCTTTACGTACAACTGTTGGATCCAATCGTTTGATGCTTTTATTGTCATAACTATACGATTTCACAAGCCCCACCTGCACAAGCAACTTCTCCAGATAGGTCGGTATTATCTTGTAATTCTATTACTTTGGTTAAATCGACATTATTTAGTGATTTCATCATAGATTCATATTTTTCTTCATCACAGTCCTCAAAAGGTGCTTGTTGATAAGTTCCTCCATTATAAGGTAATACTGATAAACCATTGTAGTGTTGTCTATTTTCCCACATCCATTCACCCGCAAGTTCCCAATCTTCTTCTTTTAGTGAAACTGTTGCAGATACATTGTGAGTATTCTGTCCACCTCTGTGTCCAAATTTAATCCATTCTTGTGAAATTCTTTTAACTCTTTCCAACAATTCAAAAGGAGATTCATATCTTAAAATAGAACCTTCTGGTGACTTTTGTGGGATGGATATAACTGCAGTGTCGTGTGGGCGGAATACTTCGTCCTCAACTAACTCTGGATGATTAATAGAAAGATAAGTATAAATAGCTTCATTCTTACCTACTCTAATTCTTCTAATGTAATAGTCATTGTGCCAAGCGTGAATTCCTGATGATGTACCCAAAACCAACGATGATGTACCTGATGGTTTTACTGTTGTTGTTCTAGCTGCTTTATTAATACCAATTAAATCAGCAACTCTTTCATTCTCTTCTTTTACTGCTTTCGCTGCAGATTTCATATCATAACCTAATACTACACCTGATCCGATACCTGTCATACCAACACCGATTAATGCATCTTTTTGTGTAGTTCTTTTCCAAACATCTCTAAGATAATGGAAGTCTGTGTATCCTGCTTGTAAGGTACCAATAAACGCCGCACCTCTAACTCTTTTTTCAAAGTCCTCTTGTGATTCAATATCTGAAGCATTTACTTCACATAAATTACAGAACTGATAAGGTCTCAAACCTATCTCACAACAAGGATTAGTTCCCCAATCTTTATCATTTGAAAAATAAATTCCTGGTTCACCTGCCCCACTAAGTTCAATTCTTTTCCATAGATCTAAGAAAAACTCTTTAGTTACTTTGTGTCTTAGTAATACTGCCGAATTATTTGCTCTACCTCTTTGTGGATTAAGTTCCCACCATGCACCCGACTTACAAGAAATCATTTCATTGTCATCTGCACTGAATAAACTAATCAGTGCTGCTCTACGAATACCACCCGCAAGAACTGCATCTGCAATGTAACAAACCATATCGTGCACTTCTATAGGTGATAACCTATCTCCATCAGTTTTATCGTCTAATACCTTCTTAATATTGTGAATACAATCTTTTAATGGTTGTGGTCCCGGTGCTTTACCACCTGACGTTACTAACAACGCACCTTTTTGTCTTATATCTGAATAATCAAAAATAGGTGTAGACGACTTAACACCAAAATAAGACTCTACTAATACTTTAATTGCGTCTGCCCAACCTTCAATAGAATCTCCAATTAAATATCTTCTACTTCTTTTTGGGTTTGGTTTTCTAATTTCAGGTAATGCATCAACATGATGTTTTTGTACTGAAAACCCCACACCTGTACCACCTAACAATAAAAACATTGTTTCTGAAAATGCGTCAACATGATCAATAGGTAAGTATGCACAATTGTATATTCTGTTTGGTGATATTTCTATAGGTTTACCACCAAATTGTAAACTTCTCATAGATGGTAGTATTTTTTTATCGTATACCATCTGATAAACTTCTTCTATTTCATCCTTAATATTTGGATATTTCTTTTGGTGCATTTCTTTATTTCTAGTAACTAATTCTTCCCAAGTTTCCCTTCTTTGTTTTTTGGGGATAAATTTAGCATACTTCATATACACCGTAATATTTGATAAAATTTTGTTTGATAACTCCATATTTTTAACTTTTTACTTTTTTTTAGAGAAAAGAATCCCTTAATGATTTAAATTATAAACCATAAATTTCTTTTCCTAAATTGATTGATTATTATTTGTAGAACTTCTTTTTTTCTGTATCGTTTGACTAATAAAATCGGACTCTTTTTTCTTTTGTCCCTTATCGTGTTGTAAAAGTGTCACATCTGTACTTTCACTAGTGTCAATAACTAATGTACCATTATCAAAGATAATGTCATCGAAAACAACTCCGTCCCTACCAAAACGTGATTTAAGAATGGCTAGTGTTGCTCTTCCTTCTTCTTTTTGTTCTAAAGTTTTAGCAACTGATAAAATAAAGTGTCCTATTTGTCCTTTTTTGATTGATCCTCCCATCATATTCGCCTCTACTAAGTCTGCACCAATCGCACTTCTGTTACCTTGTACTGCAGTCCACCCAGCAATATCTAATTCAGCTAACATAGTTTCGAATTGTCTCATAACATTTCCTTCTCCACTATATTCGTCTTTGAATTGTTTTGTTGGTTGGATACAGTCAATGTAGTCAACGAATACAATGTCTGGTTTCACACCTGATGAAGTTAGTTTACGTAAATATTGTTTAATGTGTGGGATAGTAGTACCATCACTAGACATCTTTTTAAGGATTAGATTACCTTCTAAATTTTGGAATGTAGGGATAACCTCTTTTACTTCTTCTTTTTTATCACCTAACTGACTCAATTCAATACCCGTAAAACAAGTTAAGTGTTTTCTCTGAATAACTTTTACATTATCCTCAAAGAAAATTTGTACTACATTCTTACCTTCTAAATACGCAGTGTTTGCCATTCTAGTTATTAATGTAGTTTTACCTACACCAAATGCCGCTAAAATAACTCCTAACTCACCTTTTGATAATCCACCACCCATAAGGTTGTCAATACCAACCAATCCTGTGGCAATAGGATCCCTAAAATCATCTGCCAAAACATCTTCTATTGCGTGAAAAATATCAACACCCTCATCTTTTTCAGTACCGACAGATATGGCTTGTTTAACTAACTCTTCACACTCATCATATCTATCAAAATCTCCAATATCTAGAATCTTTTGGATTTTTTGGGTAGCCTTCTTAAGTTCTTGTTGTTTGCAGAACTTAATGGCAACATCTTGTGTGTGTAAACAATCTTTATTGTCGGATTCTCTAACTTCTTTAATAAGTTCAGTTGCTGATTCTCTAGCAATTTCTCTTCTAACTTCACTTTTAATTATGTTAAAGATAGTCTCATAAGATGGGATTGTCTCATATTTTTCATAGTAATCCTTTAAACTAGCTACAATTAGTCTCATATATTCGTTATCAAAATAGTTTGGGTCAACTATTGAAACGATACTCTCTGAAAACTTATGATCTTCTACTAATTGTTTAACTAATTTAATCTGAAAACTATACCCTAAATAACCTAAATTTAAACTCTCATTTTTCGCCATTCTTTAATTGATTTTAGTTATTAATAAATATAACGTCAAGTTGGTAACCGCACAAATTTTTTGTATATTTTTTTCGACTTAACCCCTGTTGCAAATAATCGATGATTTTTGGAATAATTTTTCTTATATCGACATCATATCTGACGTTTGGTGGGTAGTCATTTCCTGAAAAAATCTTCTCACATACAACTCTCCCTTTTACTTTTATCTGTAACGTAAAGAAGTCTTCGTTCTCATATATATCAATAGGTTCAGTATCTTCCGCAGTGGTGGCAACTAAATAGTTATAATATCTGTCCATATAGTCATATGTGTTAGATTTAAAATGATCCCTAATTAATTCAACCGCATCGTCAATAGTTTCCTTTATTTCATAAGAATTTAATGACTCTCTATTGTAATTATTCACTGGAAAGTTTCTTCCTACGATTGGGTTCCCATTAATTAAAAACATAAACTCAAATGGGTGCGTTTTATACTTTTTATTTTTCATAATTTAAACATTTACTTTTTTATAATATTTTTTCTCTTTTTTTATTATAGATAAAAATGGTTGTAGAAAATTTATATACCCATCTCTACCACCTGGTATCGCCCACATTAAACCATCTTCTATCATCATATTGATTACATTTTTAGTTTCTCTACCTTCTGGGTCGATAGTGGTGCTAAAAAGATAATCTAAGTCAGACTTACTTTCTTCAGTCAATAGGGGATTTTTTAAATCTATAATCTTATTGTTAACCTCATAAATCATTTCTTTCTGAGAACCTTTAGTGACTTTATTAAGTATATTATCCAGTGTTTTCAACCTACTTTTTCTTTCTTTTTGTATATTTTCAATTTTACTAAAAATATATTCCAAAGTCAAAGTTTTTTCCATAATTTCT